CTCATCCATATATTCTACATCAATCCAGTCTGGTCTGTCAACACTTAAAAACAATCCTGGATGTGAAAGACAACCTTCTTTATTTTTACTGGTTGTTTCAGAGCGATTAATTATCTTTGGATTTAGGCAAACTAACTGAAACTCATCTGTACCTATAACAAACATTCTTTCTGATGCACCACATTGATTGGCAGACAGTCCAATTCCACCATATAATTTCATGGTCATCTTCAATCGTTTTGCCAATGTCACTAATGCTGGAGCAGGAAAACCATCCTTGTATTCTGGAATTACAGTAAGCAACATAGGATATTCTTCACCAAATAATGGCAACGGCTCAAGTTTCTCTGTCGTTTGAATACCTGCCGTGGTATCGATTGTTAGTATCTCACTCATTTTTGTAGTACCCATTCTTCAGCAAAGTTCTCTGCTGATTCTAAATTAATAAAAGATGCAGTATATAATGTACCAAAACCATCAGTGCAGTTCACAATATATTTTTTCGTTTCTTCTTCTAGGAATACAACCGCTTTACGATCTCTATCCATGTGCCCACTTATTTCTATCATTTTATTATCCTCGAAAAGTTTTTTACTTTATCAAATTTAATTGTATTCGCAAATTTGTCTTGAAGTATATCGCCTTTATGACTAATTACAAATAGGTTTACATCATCGAGACTGTGAAGAATCTTCAACAGTTCTTCTGTGCCTGTGGTATCTAGGGAAGAATCAAACACTTCATCTAGTAACAACAGATTAGTATTGGAAGAGTTCTTCAATTTTGCAATTGCTCTCCAAGTCAACATCAATGCCATATCAATACGTTGCTTCTCACCTTCAGAGAAGTTGTGATAACTAAAGTCATCACGATGGCGTGACTTAATTGTTTCTTTGAACGACTCATCAAGATTAAAGTTGACAAAGAAATCTAGTGATGCCAAATACTTATTAATCAATTTATTAATGATTGGTAAATATTGTTTGATGATTTTAGTCTTGATACCAGTATCTCGAAGTAAAGATGTTGCGGTATCATAGTATGCCTTCTCTGTAATTAAGACTCTCAAATCAGATTGTGATGTTGAGACTTGTTCCTGTAAGACAACCAACTCATTAGCATCAGCACTTTCTTCGGATGCATTTAAGTCTGCAATTTGTTTTTCTAGTTTTACAATTGCTGCTTCCAATCCTGCTTTGCCAGTTTGTTTGGTGGCAAGTTCAATTCGTATGGTGTGAAGTTTCTGTTCATCAGAACGCAACTGTTCTATTATACTTTCACGTTCTGCTATCTTTGCTTGAAGGTCTGTTAGACCACTAACAAGTTCCTGCTCCTTTGATAGTAGGTCGCCCATGTGCCTTTCTTTAGACTCCAAGGTAATGGCCTGCCTACACGTTGGGCAATCAGCATTGTGTTCATAGAAATCTCTATCTGTTCCCACTTGGGATATCTTGCTTTCAATTTTCGATTCAACTTTTTTAAACGTAGTAAGCGTCTTTTCATTTTCAGGAATTTTCGAGCAGACTTCGGTATATGTTTGTTTTTGTCGCTCCAGATCGTCAATCTCTCTATGTAGGGTGCGTATGGTTTCTCCGCAACTTTGTATTTCACTAGCATATTCGTTTACCTTTACTTCTTTATCTTCGTTGAGTTTATCTTGATGCTCTTTCTTCAATACATATCGTTGCTTGAGTAATTCGATTTCACTCTTCTTGAGTGTGGTATTTTCTTTGTTGATACTCATTCTTTCTTTAACCAAACTATTCATGGTAGAAAAGATTTGAATGTCTAACAAGTCCTCTATGATGGCACGGCGATCCGATGATGATAACTGCATGAATGGAACAAAGGATGCTGAACCAAGAATGACAATCTGAGTAAAAGATTTATAATTCAGTTTCAGAATAAAACGTTCTAAGTATTCTTGATAATCTCTTGATGCCGCATCCTGATTGACCAGATTACCATCTTGATATATCTCAAAGATATTGGGCTTGATACCACGAACAATTTTATATTCTTTACTGCCAATATTAAACGTAACCTCGACAACACAATCTTTGCCATTGATTGAGTTGAGAAGATTGGGTTTGTTTACGTTACGAAATGGCTTACCGAATAATGCAAAGCACAGTGCATCCAACATTGTGGATTTACCTGAACCATTTGTACCAACAATCAGAGTATTGGTATTGCTGTTTAGTTTTATTTCTGTAAAATAGTTACCTGTGGAAAGAAGGTTTTTCCACTTGAGTGTTTTGAATATTATCATTCAGTTTCGGAGTTAAGTGCTTCAACATATAGTTCACGCATTAGACCTTTAAGTTTATCACTTTCTACATTCAATGTCAAGTTATCGATGTATTTGGAAAGAATTGTCATGGTATCTTCCGCTTGATCAATCAAGTCTTGATCGGCATCTAGATTGATTTCGGTAAAATCTTCAACGATGGAAATGTCAGCAGCACCCACTTTGTATAGGTTGTCTATAACCATATCGAATATAAATGGATTTATTTTGTTTACTACCACAACTTTAACATATGAACCTTCATAGATTGAGTAATCAAATGTTTTATATTGTTGTGCTATGTTATCCAAAGTATCATCGTAATTTATTTTGTAGAACATGCGATATGGATTTTCTATGAACTCCATTTCACGGGTGTGAGTATCGAAGATATGAAACCCTCTTGGGTCTTTGTAGTCTGACCAAGTTATCTCACCTGGAGTACCCACGTAAAAAATGTGGCCGTCATCAGACTTATGATGAAAGTGACCAGAAAGAACTACATCGTATTTGGATAGTTTATCTTTGTTCAATCCACCATGATAAGGCACACCACGTTCCATTTCAAAACCATCAATCTCAAAGTGACCTAAACAGATTTGTGATTTGGTCTCTTTGATTTGCTCAAAGATATTATCTTCATTATCGTCACATAGCCAAGGCACAATATCAATATCAATGCCGTCAAAGTTAAGTGTAGTAAAAGAATCACATACAGTAATGTTGTCATACTCGTTTAAGAGTAACTGTGATGAGTTAACCTGTAAGGTATTTTTGAATGCGACATCATGGTTTCCCAACAATGTAATGAAGCGTATACCATGTTCTTGTAATTTCTCGAAGAAATATTTACGGCACAGGTAAAGTGAGTTAAAGTTGATAAACTTACGACGGTCGAAAAGATCACCAAGTTGTATAACGGTAGTAACATTGTGATCCTTTAGATAGGGAAAGAACGTGTTCGTGTAGAACTTCTCCATGTATTTATGGAAGTCTAAAGAGTCACCACGCATTCCGTGATGCGTATCACCTAGTATACATATTTTCATTCTACATCAGTTTCTAAGAATGTTTCAAGACCTTCCGCTTTCTTTTCCTTCTTTTTCTTTCGGTTTTCTTCAAAGTTAAAAATAAATTCTGAAATATTATCGTAGAGTTCAAACTGTCTCATGTTGCCATTCTCATCTTCAAACATCTCACCTTCATCCAGTAGTCCAAATTGTTGAGTTGCCTTATACTTCACATACAGTTGTTTCTTTTCTTTCATAATCCTACGAAGAAAGGCATAGTAAATTATCTGAGTAAAGTATGCAAATGGATTCTTCGATTTGGCAGGATCAAAGTTGCGAAAATACATGATGCAATTCTCTACACCATCACATATCATTTCATCACGGTAAGTGTATGAAATAAAATTTGGCTTACGGGATAGATGTTCCGCAATCTTTAAAAAACATTCACCGATGTAATTTGGAATCTTTGGGTCTGGTTCATTTGTTTCTTTTGCTTTCGCACAATCATCATGATACTTGATTAGTGCTGCCAGAAAGTCGGCGTTGTTTACATAATGCTTTGCTGAACTCATAATTTATTCCTGTTCGGTTCTGTACGCTTGACCAATTGTTTCCGAACTTGATCTTTTTGTGATTAGTTGTTTAATGTTATCATCGTTCTTTTGATCCTTGTATGGTGCAAATAATGCCCTCTCTCTTGGTGAAATGTTTTCTCTTGGTTCAGTTAGGTAGTAAATATTCAAACTCTTACGCAACACACTTGATGGTGCAGTAATCTCATCTGGCAATCCATGCCAAGAGTTTTGTGTGGTATCAAAAATTACTGCACGATTAAATTTAACTTCAACCTTACTCACACACTCTTTAGGACCGTTAGTCGTTTCATCATGTGACCATAACTGTAATGCACCATCCCATTCTGGTTGCCAATGTGATAGATAAATGATTAGATTTGCTCTGCGTTCTATTTTTAATTTTGGATGAACTGAGTAATCCATGTGTATGTTTAATTTACCGCCACCTGGAGTTACATGCCAACCACCCCCATGTAATCCCATATCAGGTTTGATATTTTCAACACCAATAATATGTTCGATCTGAGTAATGAATTCTGGCGTATTTAAAAAAGTAAATGCCCTATATGTCAGAGCAGGAAATAGATTCCAATCAGGTGTCAGCCTTTTATTTTCTAATGGGTTCTTATAGATGTTCCAGACTTTATCATCGTTGTAATCAGGAAATTCTTTCGATAGTTGCTCTGCGACATCCTCTTTAAAGAAGTTATCAATTACAACGTAATTAAAAGGCTTGCCTTGTTTATATTCTTCTCTCAAAGAATCAAGATCAAAATTATTGATCATAGTGTTTTCTTCCTATTATAAAGTTCAACTAATCCGGCATGTGCCTCTCCATAAATTGATTTATAATTTGGATAATCTATTGGAAATTTTTTAACGCTAATAGTTTTATATAAAATATTATGTAATGAAAATAGTCTCTCATTCACGAAGGGAAAACCTGGTACTTGATTACCATTATACGTGATTGTTTTCTCATACATATAATGTTTCATTTCGGGATCACTTTCAATAATATTCAAACAATCATCAAGAAACGAAATAAAACTTTTCCAAAAAATCTCATTACCGATATAGTAATTGCACGTGGCAAAGTCATCTGGATGATATACGTAATCTTCAACCCTAGTATTAATTCCTAACTTTGGAAATAACCTATTACAGAAATCTATCATGCCAGGAACCCATATGTCTCCTTGCGTCCATATGTTAGTGTGTGTAGCAGCAACATCAAGAAATGGGTCGATATGATAAACATCGTAACCAGGATTGTTTAATATCCATTCACGAAAAACTTCTGGTTCTAAATGTGTTTTCTCCATCCAACGCCAAGATAACAATCCCCAATGAGCATCAGTACCTTTATGATTCTCATAGAGTTGTTTCCACATTGGATATTCTCTGAGAAGTGGTTTAGGATTATCTACATTATTATATGGTATGAATACAGGATTTAATTTCTCTAACTGTTCTTCACTATAATACGATTGATATAGGAACAGATTCATCGAACCATGTCCTCGATCATCTGTTCTTTATCGATAAGGGGTTTATATCCAAGTGCTTTTAATTTCTCTGCTTTCATCCACATAGAAAGCACCTGAACGGTCTTGTGAAACTCGGGCTGTGGTATAGTGTTGAAGTTACTTTTACTATTTGTAATCTTCTTGGCATAGTCTAACATGTCAATAAATTTAATTGGTTCACTGTTACCAATATTATAAACCGTATCAAGTTCACCTTTTTCCATAACAATATTCAATGCTCTACATACATCCAAAACATGAATGTAATCACGCAACATCCCACCACCTTCGTAGACATTCACATCGTTGTTTGCTTTTATCTCATTGATCATGTATTGTAGTGCATTCTTTTTTGGTGATGCTTTTGAATCGCCTTGGCCTACCACATTTGATAAGCGGAGAATACGATACTTGATATTAAATGTCTTGCAATAAGATATCAGAAGTTCTTCTGCTGCTCGTTTAGTGATAGAGTAAAAACC